CACTAAAAAAGCAGAACAGTCTAAAAACTGGAGAGAAAATAACAGAGCAAAATACAACTCACTGCAAGCAAAACGCCGAGCAATCAAACTACAAGCAACACCACTTTGGTTAACAAAAAAACAAATTAACGAAATTAACGAGTATTATGTAATGGCTAAAGAATTAGAAAAAGTTTTTCCTTGGCCGCAACACGTAGATCATATATTTGCATTGCAGGGTTTTGATATCTGTGGGTTACATGTACCTTGGAACTTGCAAATTTTATCACAAAAAGCAAATTTAGAAAAAGGTAATAGGTCAGACCTATGTTCCCATTAGGAATCATAACTTATGCAAAAATTGGACTTTGTGCTTTATGTTTATGCGGCGCTGGCTATCTTGGCTACAGTTTGGAAGCTGCTCGATTTGATCGTTACAAAGCGGAGCAACAAGCCCTTACCCAAACGCTTCAGGAAGAGCACCAAGCAGCCGCTGACCAAATAAGGAAAGAGAAAGATGCTCAAATTGCTTCTATCAATAACAGCCTCGCTGATGCTCTTGTGCGGCTGCGTAGCCGTCCCAGTCGCGCCCAAGGCGCCGCAAATGGACAAGGCGGAACTGGGTTGTCCCTTTCTGCAGAGGATGCAACTTTTCTTGAACGGGAAGCTGCCCGAGCAGACGTGCTCAGAAGCGCGCTAGACGCTTGCTATAAACAATACGACGCACTGAAATAGGCGCGTCCCCCCCAATTTGCATTATTATATGCAAAGTAAGGAGCCAAAATGAAACAATTAGTAGTAATACTACTGTGGATATTAGGTGTATTTGCCGCTATTCACTTTACAGACCGATACACCCAGATTGAAGAAAACATCATGGCAATCGCTAAATCCACTCTAGACTTTATAACCAAAGAAGAAGGCGCCCGTAACAAGGCCTACAAGGACTCTAAGGGCTTGTGGACCATTGGTGTAGGCCACCTCATAAAAAGTGATGAGCAAGACCTTATTCATGCAACCTTGACAGACGAGCAGGTAGAAGAGCTTCTTAAAAGCGATTTAAAGTGGTGTAGCGAGGCCGTAGAGAGTTCGGTGAAGGTACCCCTTCAACAGAACCAATTTGACGCCCTATACAGCCTTTGCTTCAATATTGGAGAGACTAACTTCCGTAAGTCTACTGTTGTTAAGAAAATTAACGCAAATGATATGCAGGGGGCGGCAGATGCCATCCTCATGTGGAATAAGCCAGATGTGCTTATTAACCGCAGAAAACGCGAAAGAGCATTGTTTTTAGGGGCGTAAACCACCCATTTTTTGCATTAGTATAAGTAGGACTGATCATCCTTTTTTAATCAATTACTCGAGGAATTGCCATGGAAGGCTTTAAAAAGATAGTTAAAATGAAGACAGGCGGCGGCGTGTCTAAGGCTGTAGCTAAGTGCTACGGCGGCAAAATGAAAAAAGGCGGCGAAGTTGATGCTGCTGACATCAAGCAAGATAAAGCAATTGTTAAAAAAGCCTTTGCTATGCACGATAAACAAGAGCATGGTGGTGAAAAGACTGATCTTTCCAAGTTAAAGCGTGGTGGCCGTTCCAAAAAAGAATGCGGTACTGTCCGTAAATACAAGACCGGCGGCTCTGTAACCAACGTTTACGAAGCTAAAAAATCCTCTGGCGACTTAGATAACATCCGCAAAACCAAGTTAATCAAACCAGGTAAAGCTGATGCTCCTTCTAAGGCTGCCGTAAAAGGCAAAGATGTTGGTGCTAAAACCACTGGTGCATCTGGTCACAAAGACCCATATATTAAAAGCAAAGAATCTGGTAAAGCAGCTACAGCCCCATCTGGTGCTAAAGGCGGACCAAACAAATACAAGTGCGGCGGCAAAGTAAAGAAAATGGCTGGTGGTAAGCAAGTAGGCGCAACTGAAGCCCAACAAAAATACTACGACAAAAACATGGCTGAAGGCGATAAAAAAGCAGCAAAAGCTGATTACGAAGCCTTTGGTTCACGTGGTGATGCAGCTCGTAAAGGTATGTCAGAAGGTCGTATGGATGCACTTGGTAACCCATATAAGAAGGGTGGCAAAGCAAAAGTAAAAAAGTTTGCTGACGGAGGCTATACTGGTGACGATCCTATTGTTAAGTATCGTATGGGTATGACTGACGCTGCTGGCAATCCAACAACACCAACTCCGGCTGCTGCACCAGCTCCTACAGCACCTAATCCAGCTATGATTGAAGACGAAAGCGATCGCGGCAATGTAAGCCCAGCTGCTGCAGCTTTCAACAAAGATATCCCTGGCGCAGGTCCAGTGGCCCCATCTACAGCATTACGCCCAACTCCAAGAGTGCGTCGTGTTACAGCAATGAAAAAACCTGGCATGATGGATAATCTATTAGCTAAGCCAAGCGTTAAAAACTTCTTAAACAACTTTAACCAGTCTGCTTTAATAGGTGCTAAAAAAGGCGGCAAAATTAAAGGTAAATGCTAATATGCCATCCAAAAGCCAAGCACAAGAGCGCTTGATGGCTGCTGCGGCACACAATCCTAAGTTTGCTAAAAAGGTTGGTGTGCCCACTAAAGTTGCCAAAGAGTTTAACAAAGCCGACAAAGGCGTCAAACTTAAATCATTACCAAAGCGGGTTTCTGGTAGGGGGCGCTAAATGGCGTACAGCAACACAACTGGTCAAACAACAATCAATGTTGACCAGCTAATTTCATACGCATTTCGTGACTCCGGCAAAGCTGCCGAGGAAATGACACCTGAGCTAGTTAACGCTGGCAAACAGGCGCTTTTTTACAACCTTCAAAATCTTTCCAATTTAGGCGTTAATCTTTGGCTTTTGGAAAACCAATTATACGGTGCCCTAACAGCCCAGCAACAATTGGTTCTTCCAAAAACCACAATTGATGTTCGTGAAGCAAACTGGGTTTATATTATTAACCAGTCAGCTTCTGAATATTTACCAGTAGATAACCCGAGCTCCCCCGCAGTATTTGATCAAAACTTAGATTTAGTTTCCACATCCACTGTAGGTAAAAACTATTTTGGTCTTGAATACACATCTGCCCAGCCTGTTTATTACGTTGGTTTTAATGGTTACGCTGCTAACGGTGGTACAACCACATACAATTTTGCGTATGAAGTAAGCAATGACGGTGTTACTTGGAAAACTGTACAACAATTTCCAGCCACCACATTATCTGATAAACAATGGCAATATTTTAATATTAGTATTACCCCAACATACAAATATTATAGATTACGTGAAACAGTAGCAACAACTTTTTCTATTCGTCAAATTGTGTTTTCAACCAGCCAACAAGTTATTCCTTTGGCCCGTTTAAACCGCGATGATTACTGGAATTTACCAAACAAACAGTTTCCATCGGTTCGTTCGTTACAATACTGGTATGACCGAACCATTGAGCCTTCAATGTATTTATGGCCTGTGCCAAATAATGATTTTCAAATGTTTCAGCTTCTTGTTGAAAAACAAATGGAAGATGTTGGTTCATTAACAAACCAAATTTATGTTCCTGATCGTTGGATTAACTCTGTGCAAGCCACGCTATCACATCGTTTATCTATGCAGATTCCGGGTGTGGATGCAAACCGTATTCAGTATTTAGAAGGCTTGGCAGAGAAATATTTCATGCAAGCTAATAACGAAGAGCGTGATAAATCGCCTATTTACTTCCAACCTAATATAAGCTATTACACAAGATGAGCGTAATAATGACCTACGATTCGCTGGTTTTAAATATCCAGCAATACATGGAGCGTGATGACGCAGATTTTGTTGCGCAGATTCCTAACCTTATTGCGTTAGCAGAATCTTCTATTGCTGCTGAACTTAAAACATACCTCCAGCTTATTGTAGTAGAAACCAATCTAGCAACTAACCAGACTGTACTTAATAAGCCAGCTCGTTGGCGTAAAACTGTTTCTATGAAAGTTAATGGTAAACCAGTGCTGCTTCGTAGCCAAGATTATGTAGCTCAGTATCTTTCAGAATCTAGCAACGGCCAGCCACAGTACTATTCAGAGTACGATTTTAACAACTGGAATTTTGCACCAGCACCAAATACAAGCTACCCAGTAGAAATTATCTACTACGCCGAAGTGCAGCCATTGGATGAAACAAATCAACAGAATTTATGGACTGCCATTGCACCACAAGCTATGTTGTACGGAGCACTTTTACAAGCTCAAGGATATTTAAAAGCCTTAGATAAATTACCTGTTTGGAAGGGCTATTACACAGATGCTATTGCAGCACTTAAGAAAGAAGACAATTCTCGCCGGGTGGATCGTAACACTTCGGTACAGGAACCCTAATATATGACTACTCCAGTTTACGTATCACCTTTTACAGGAACCGTTGTTACAGCAACAGATGTGTCT